TAACTTGATCTACACCTTTAAGTGCATTCATTAATTTAATAACATCTTCGGCACTATCGCCTGACATATTAATTGACGCTGATGCTGTTTCATTTAATGCTTCGTCCAACGCCTTGATTTTTTTGTAAATATCTTCAAATTTCATAATTAACTCCCAATTGGACTTTTAGATACACCAGCATCTTCCATTTGCTTTTGTTCAGCATCTGGTTTTACACTTTGTACTGGACTGTTAGTATTTTCTTTTCTTACGCCTTCTAACTCTTTAAGTAGTTCCATAACTCTGTTATTACCTACTTCTTTTTGAGCATCTTCTCCACCCATATCTTCTTTTGTAAGTTTTACTTCGTATGGTGATTCATCAATTTCTTGATAAACTTCTTGTGGTGCATTCATATTACGCACCATGATATGTGACTGAGATTTTCCAATATTGTAACCTAAATATTCTTGTAATGATTCAGCGTGAGTAGGATATGTAATTGTTGCTTCATAATAAGTTACTTCTTCATTTTGTAACTGTGGAAAATCTAATGGACGTTCTTGAATAGGTGTTTTTTTACCCGGAGTAATATTTGTAACTCCAAACTTTTTAAGTGCAACTTCTAATTTATCTGCTACACCGTCATTGTCGCCCGCAACACCAATCTTAAATTCATAAGTTTTGTTGTTGTATGCTTCTGTTAAATATTCGCTATATTTTTTCATATTGTTTATCCTACTACAAGTTATTTATCCATGTTTTTAAGTTTTTCTAATAAACTATTACGGTCTGTAACCACATAACCGTCACCAGAAACTACGTTATCGTCGCCTACACCGTCTTTATCTTGCTTTTCTTTCTTTAATTGCAGTTCTACCATTTTTAACTTCTTATCCAATTTAGCAACTTTTGCATCTAAATTAGTTTTAAGCATTTGTCCTGCAACCTCAAACACTCTACCACTGTAACGACTTTCTACATTCATACCAAGATCCATTAAATCCTCATATGCTGTCATAGCCTTGGTTGCTACTTCGTTTAATTCTGTATCTGCCATTTCGCCCAAGCCTTTTACTTGAGGCAATGCGGCACTAATTTTATCTAATTCTGCTATACTGCGTTGAGTTTCTTCATGCTCAACTATAGCAGATTGTTTTTCTTCCTTTTTTGATTCTTTTTTATCTTGTTCGATAATTTCTTTAGAATCAGGCAAGTTTAATAATTCTTCTAATTTTTTAGTCATATTTTGGATCCGTTAACTGCTACTATTATTTATCTTATTTTCTTGAGCCTGAGTGAAAAATATCTTTCTCTGTGACTACACGAAAATATAAACCCTTGTCCTTGCACCATGCTTTTGCGGCTTCCCATTTAGCCATATTTAAAACTACTTGTGCTTGTTTATATTTGTTACGTCCTGCACTTTCAAGTGTAGTTTGATTATCGGGTTTAACTTCGATTACTTCTGCTCGTTGTTTACCATTCTTATCAGAATATGCAATAAAGAAATCTGGAACATACACAGTTGCTTTACCTGTAAGAGGATTCCGATATGGTATTTTAACTGCTTCACTTGCCCATTTTGCAACATTAGGATTTTCATCACAGAATTTCATAAAGGCAAACTCCCAACTCGATCTGTATAAAGGAGTTTTTCTTCCAATGTACTTGTCTGGATTTTTTAGGTTGTAACGCCCTTGTGCAAACTTGGCCATGTTACACCTCTATGTTTCGTGCTTCGGTCCTGTTAGCAGTGTTGTCCACTTTATAACCTAATGTAGAAATTTTTTCTCTGTTATAGTTTAAGACTTCTGTTACCACACTGCTTAATTGAATTTCGTCTTGTTTCTTTAGTGTATCTAATAATTGAAAAACATTTACATTATCTAATTTTGCCTGTTGCATAATAACTGTTCCAACAGCAATTGAACTTTGTTTACTAAAACCTCTGTTTTCAAAAAAACCAATCACAGCATCAACTTGGTTGCTTGGAAAACTTAATTTTCCTGTAAAATATTGATTAAAAAATTCTTTTACTTCTTTTGCACTGTCTGGTTTATTTGACGATGGGACATTAGTACTCATTATGCATTCCTTACAATGTTTGCTAAGTTATTTAACGTTTCACTATTTTGTGCTTGTTTAAATGAATCACTTGCTGAATCCCATGCACTATTAATTGCACTTACAGAAGCATCGCCTCCTGCTTTAAGATGTGTTTTCTTAAATGTAGTTGCTTTTGTTAAACTATCTAACTGTTCAGGATTATTTGCAAGTTGTGTTGCTACATCTGAAATGCTTGTTGTTTGTGCTAAGTTGGCAATGTTTGAAACAACACTTGCACCCGCAACTGCCGCGGTTAATGTATTCAATCCTCCATTTCCTCCATTCTTAGGAAAAAATGAATTTGCTACGCCACCAACAGGTGCGCCACTTATGTCACCTAATGCTCCTTTTAGAATTCCAAACCCTTCTTGTCTTAAACCTTCTGACGATAAACTTTTTGCATTTCTTGCTAAGTTACCTGCTTTTAATACTGTACCTAATAATGCTCCTGGAGAACTAAATGCATTTCCACTTGTAATATCACCGAACACATCAGCCGCACCAGACGCAACCCCTCCTGGTCCAAACAGACTTGATGTTCCTCCACCGCCAAGTGTTAACGGACTTGGAGTTTTGTCATAATGTTCTGTTGCAAATCCTTTAGGTGCCGCACCTTCAGTTACCGGACCTCTTGAATACCAAACTGTTTCAAATCCTATTGACATTGTACTCTGTACTACTTCACTTGAAGATTGATCCATAGTATCGTGTTGCCAACTTTGAATCAAAGGATTTACAAGAGTAAATGCGGTATATCTTTTACGTGACATCTGATAAACAATGATACTGCTAAAGAAAGGAGCAAAACTATCATTGTCAAAACCATATCTGTACTGTTGATTAGACGTACCATAAATGTTTGCTCTGTTGTAAGCAGAGTTTGTTGTTTGAGGAGACCCTGCCTGGTCAACACTTGCATAGTTTCCGTCTTTATAATAATATCTATAATAGGCTTCCCACATTGCTGTAGTTAAGCCAAAATTATCATCATGAAATGTAATATTACAAGGACTGTAATCTATTCTTTTTTGTAACAGTCTTTTTCTATTGTATGCGTGTTTTGTTTCTGTAGTAATATCAAACTTAGGTAAGTCAACACTTTTAACAAGCATATTAATTGTATTACCATGCTTTTGTGTTAATTGTGGAATAATTGCAGAAGCATCTGGATTAATATTAAACGCTACATGATAAAGAAACTTTTGCTTTGGAGCAAATTTAAAAGCATCATCTACATAGAGTCTTGCCGCGTGTTGGAAGTCTCCAAGATTGCCTTTTGGATTTAATGCACCTTGTGCTAAATTATTTAAAAATGGGGTTAACTTATTTGCCATACTAATATTTATCTAAGTTATAATATGGGTAGATAATAAAAAAGGCGCCGAAGCGCCTTTTTGTGTTTTATGCAATAAAACTATTATGCACCGCCACCTGTTACAAGAGTGTTTACAGTTCTGCCTACAGCAGTACCAACACCTGTACCTTGTGGAGTTTGAATTGCGTTATCGTATCTGATGTTTAGTGCAACAGTTACAGGATCGTTTGTCGAGTAAGACAACTGATTGTAGTTTGCACTCTCAAGATAACAACCGTACAATTCAAAAGTCTCTAAAACTGTTGCTGTATTTGCTCCGTTACCACCATCGAGTATTTCAATTCTTGTAACGAATTTGTAGTCTGCACCTGAAGCCGCACTTGACTGTTCGAAGAAGTCGAACTGTTTCTGTAACTGTTCGCCAACAAGTTTTTGTACATTGTTGGATACGTCTTCACGTAAGTTAAGTGTGATCGGTTCCCAAGTGTGTTTACCTGCAAGATAAACCCTTGAGTTATAAACATCTAAAGTAATCTGTTCAAAAGATACGTTAGGTCTTGTTACGTCAACTACTTGTTTTGTTAACTCTGTAGTTGGAGTGGATACACCAAAGTTTTCAAGCGATACCCTAAAGCGGTATTGCAGTTTTGGCATTAACAGACCTTGAGTGGAAGCACTTGCGTTACTATCCAAAGGCACTGTTAATCTTGAGAGTGATGAAATTGCCATTATTTGCTCCTATTAATATTATTTATCATATTATAGTCCCGCTATCTCACCAGTGTTTTTAAGTCTTAGTGGAATGTAAATAAATTCTACTGCTTTCACTGGTTCAATCGCTATGTCTACATATAACTCGTTTCTATCAATTCTTGAAGGTGTGTTGTTTGATTCATCACACACTACCAAGAAGTCATATAACGCTCTTTGACCTACAAGTTCTAACATTAAACTATCTACTTGTTGTTTAATCTCATCTCTTGTAATCTTGTCATTTGGTTCAAAGATATAAGGTTTAGCAAGTTTGTTAAGTTGTGATCTTAAGTAAATCACAAGTCTTGCTACGTTGATTCTATCTAATGAACTTGCATTTCTTGCTCTTGTCTTTTGACCAAAGTTAACAAGTCCAGCACCAGTTAAGAATGTAATTGGGTTAACTGCATTGCTGTATAATGTATCTCTTTGACCTTCGTTAAGGGCAACTGTTTTAAACTCACCTTCGCTGTCAATGTAACCTGCACTTGATGCGTTAGTAATTCCACCACGTCTTGTACCTGCTGGTGCAAACCATGGATAAGAAACTTGATCGCTTAGTGCAATAGTTCTTAGTATACCGTGTGATGCTGGAACAACTACGTTGTTACCTGCATTATCACTTGTGAATAAACTTGGATAAAAGATACCTAAGTATTCATCATTGGATACTAAACCGTTATCATTATCTTCAACTGCGCCATTTACGTTTGTTGCCCAGTTGTTTAATGAAGTTGCATCTGGTGTTAATCTGAACGGAGAGTCACCAACGATAAACGCTGTTAATCCTCTGTCATTGTTCAGTGCAATCATCTCGCCGATTAGTTCTGGATAACCTGGTGTAGACATTAAGTTAAAGATTCTTGATTCATTATCTCTAATATCTTGGTTACTATTCATTAATGCTTGTAATGCTTGTACAACAACTTTACGCTGTGCCTTACGACCGAATGTACCTGAACCATCTTCTTGGTTAGCACTTTCAGTTACCCATCTATGTGGATAGTATGCGTCCATTGATGCATCGTTATCTCTTGGATTGTCTTCTGCTGTATCAATGTAGTTACGTACAAATTTCTTCACGTTAAATCCGCTTCTGCGTAGATTAAACAACATCATACCTTTTGGATATAGTGCTGGATCTGGAGCATCTGGATCTAAGTAGTTAGAAGTTAGTAAGTCTGCAATATCGCCTGCTTCGTCACTGTTTGCACCTGCTGTATTATAACGTGCATCTGCAAATAGTACACCGTTGTCAGTTGATTGATCTGAACTATCTCTTAATATCCATTTCTTAGTAGTGAAATTGTATTGGTAAATTTGTGGATAGTTTTCAAGATCTGCTGTTGATACCCAAATGTCACCTTCAACAAGTGCAGAACCATCTGATTGTACAGTTGGTTCAGTTGCTGAAACAATCGGACCTGCTGGTGATGTGTTTGAATAATCTATGCTACCTGATTGATAGTTTTGATATCCAACCCAGTCAGTACCATTGTGAATCATAATATCACACTCGTCAACAATTGAGTTGTACCATAGTGTGCCATCTGCCGCTAAAGCATTTGGAGCATCGTCACCTGCTGTGTATGAAAGTACTTGCCAGTTTGAAGCCATGTACTCTGAAGGACTTGTAGCACCGTCGGTGCCTGGTACAAAGTATAAGTTTGCTGTACCAGTATTAGCATCAACATATGGAGTAAATCCTGCAAGTGTTAATGCACCGTCTGTGTCAACCATTCTAAAATCGCCACCTTTGATATGCTCAATTACAATTCTGTTTGCACTGTCAACACTTGCAACAATATTTGTAAATCCTGCCGCATTAATTTGACCTGCAACTTCTTCTGAATCTGCTGAAGCCCCATTTGGAGTAATAGTTACTGTAACTGGAGCATTTAACGTATCCTGATTAGTAATTGATTCAGCAATAGTAAATGTGTAGTTTTGTCCTGATGTAATTTGTGTAGTAATAATGTCTGATACAATCTTAGTTGAACCAGCCGCTACACGCTTAAAGATTTTAAAATCAAATTCTGGCTGAGCACCTTCTGACACATTTGATTGTGCATAGTAAGTGTCTACAGAAAGATTTACACCGCCACCACTTGAATCAAGTGCTTTGAGTGCTTTCATGTTATTAGCATAAATCGGAACGTCTTTACCTTCCCATAATGCAGTATCGCCGTTGAATTCTTTAACAGAAAGTTTAGCACCTAAGTTTGCGTCAGTAGTTTTAAACCAAACTGAGCCTGTTGGTCTTGGAGCAGTATCTGTTGATTTAAATTCTGGAATTGAAGTGTGTGGACCAACACTTAGGCTTGGTGCATAATAAGTTTTTGCATCAAATCCTAATAGAGCCATCAAACCTGTTCCTTCTGCAACAATAAGGTCTGTACCATCTGTTGAGAATAAATTAACTCTGCTATCAATTAATTCGGCTTTAAATCCGTTTCCTGATCCCGCTGTATTAATAGCGTCAACAGTTGTATTAATGTCTGATGTTGCAGTAATGCCATTTCCATTAATAGTCATTGTTTCGCCGTTTGGTGTTGCGTTTTGTGAACCTGTCGCTACTGGCCAAGATGCAATCCATGCGTCAGTTCCCACTTTAACCCAAGTACCACTTGTGTTTTTGTAAAAGATTTTGTTAATTGTAGTTGTAGCAACAACAACGTAATCGCCAATTTGTCCAACAGAAGGTTTAGGATTACCAGTTGCTTGATTGCCAACTAACTGTGTCTCGTCTGTGATTACAGTTGCAATTTTGTTTGAGAATGTCTGTCCGCCTGTTGACGAAGCAGAATTACCATTCCATTCAAAAATACCAACTCTTGAAACTTGTGTGTCAAACCAATAAGTTCCATCTGCTGGATCAGCCGCTGGTGCTGTTGCCGATGCTTGTAATTGATTTGTGTCAATGTCTGCTCTTACTACCCATGCTCTGTTAGAAACTCCTAAGTATGAGTAAGCCGCTTGTAGACCATATTCGTTTAACTCTCCACCGTGAATTGGATTGTTGTTATTGTCTGTATAAAATCTTGGATCTCCAAATGTTTCTGAAAGATCTCTTTGTGAAGTTAATAAAAAAGGTACACCAGCATTTGCTTGTGTAGTTCCTCTCGCTGTTCCTGTGCCACTTGCATTTGCTTTGTCTTGTGCAGTAGCAACAAAAATCATAGGGGTTGTACCTGGCTCAGCCGGAGTATAAAAACTCTCGTCAATTACGCTGACCTGTACACCTGGTGATACTAAGTTTGCCATCTTGTGTTCTCCTGTTGAACTTATTATATGTATTTATACAGAAGTCAGATAATTTAACCAAAACACACGGTCTAAAAGGGCAGAAAAAGGGTAGGTAAATAACAATATGCGTCCATTATGTAAATGTGGTAAACGACCTGTTGCGGTTAATTACAAAAAAGGAAATAAAACCTTTTATAGAACTCAATGTGACGTTTGCATAAGAAATAAAGGAAAAGGCAGAGGAAAACCAAAATGGTATCTTGCTGGTTATAGACAAAAACAACATTGTGAAAAATGCAATTTTAAAGCAGATTTCAAAGAGCAGTTAAGAGTCTATCATTTAGATGGTGATCTTAATAATTGTAGACCTACTAACTTAAAAACTATATGTGCTAATTGTCAAATTGCTATGCAGAGAGTAGGCGCCCGGTGGAAACAAGGCGATCTTGAACCTGATTTTTAAGTTGATCAAGTGTTCCATTATTTTCAATAGTTTGTGTAAACTTAGTATGTGCCCAGGACCATTCGCTTGGATGTACATCTTTAGGTTCAACACCAACATCTTGGTAGATTCTAAACCAAATAGGATCTTGTCCTCGTTTTACTCTCCAAACTTCACCGTCGATTTCATATAGCATTTTTGCTTCGTTTGGAAAACGTACATCTGGTATAACAAAGTTTGTATCAGGATTATTAAGAATATGTTGCTTGGTTAGACTGACCCAAATACCGTCATAGAATCCGTTACGCATACATTCTGTACCAAACTCTTGAAGCACCAATCTTGGTGTAATTGATCTTCCTGTTTCTGCGGTCCAGTAAGGATCTTCTTGCTCTCTCCAAGCACGTGATTCATCTGTTTTGCCGTCCAGTAATTGTCTATTCCAATTAAACATAACAGCAACAGCATCTTTTAACTTATCTGCGAATGAAATTTTTACAAAGTTGTGATTATCGATTAGATACTGAGCAACAGTATCTTTCCCCGAACCAATTAAACCGCAAATACCAATGATCATTTATATCTCCTAAGTAGAAGTATATAGTATATGATAAATTTAAAGGAATGTCAAGTGGTTTTTAACCAATTGTGAAACTGTATCCAACACCACCTGCAACGTTCATTTTAAGATCTTCTTCAAGTTTGTCCATTTCACCTTGTGCTTCTGCTTTTAGGGCATCACCGTTAAGTGTTGAACCTCCTTGTGGTCCTGCAATAGTAGCAAATTTTGAACGTGCTTCACCGAGCATATACTTACACTTGGCTAATGTATAATCTTTAATCCACTGTTTTGCAAGATAGTCATTAAACAATTCTGAATCCGGACGATAGTTATAAACATACAACAATAAATTTTCTTCTGCTCTTGGACGTTGTAATATTGTTAATTTCTTAGTTGTTGTATTCCATTTGAATTCAATAAAACTACCAAACATACGTCCTACAAGTTCTTGATAACTTGCAAACAGATTATAAGTTGCAAGTCCACCCATATTAGAACTCGATAATAGATATGTATTTGTGTATGCTAAATTAAATGGCTCAAACAATGTTCCGCCGTCTCCGCCACCAGTTCTTGAACCAATTGAACGTCTAAAAATCTGGCGTACTTCTACAATGTTAGGATCTAAAGTGTACTCGTTCTGATCAATTACTGTTTCTAAAAATACGTAACTTTCTTCAACTGAATTATCTGATCTTTGTCTAAATTTGTCCAGTGAACTACGTAATGCAATTTCGTAATGCTTAGGATCAAGTTCAACATCAACCATGCCGCCGCCGAGCATAGCGTCAACGTAATCGAATATTTCCTGTTTTTGAGTTTGTAGTGTAGCCATAAATTAACGTCTCCATTAGTATTTATGCGATCGATAAATACTATTGTTATGCCGAGAATCAGTTTATACAAACCCGAAAAGGGCAAAGACTACGATTTTTTAGATAAAACCATTACAGAAATGTTTACTGTAGGTGGTACTGACGTTTTTGTCCACAAGTACTTAGGGCCTAAAAACCCTGACGAGGAAGATGCTACGCCATCACAGCCTCGCTACGATGCTGTTAAAGAAACAAACATTCAAGATATGCTGTTTATGGAAAACAGAGATCGTAAGTATGATCCTGATATCTATGTAATGCGTGGCATTTATAACGTACAAGACGTTGACTTTGATATGAGTCAGTTTGGATTGTTCTTAACAAACGATACATTGTTTATGACCATCCCAATTAATTACAGTGTAAAAACTCTTGGTAGAAAAGTTATGGCAGGTGATGTATTTGAATTACCGCATCTAAAAGACGAACACGCACTTAATGATTACAGTGTAGCACTGAAAAGATTTTATGTAGTAGAAGATGTGAACAGAGCCGCTGAAGGATTTTCACAAACCTGGTATCCACATTTATACAGAGTAAAACTAAAACAAATTGTTGATTCACAAGAATTTAAAGACATACTTGATCTACCTGCAGAAGAAGGTAGTTCACAATCGTTGCGTGATGTTTTAAGTACATACGAAAAAGAAATGCAGATTAATAATGCTGTTCTCAATCAAGCAGAAGCAGATGCACCTAAGTCAGGATACGATACTACACACTTGTATACATTGCAAGTTGATGCAGAAGGCAAACCAGAACTTGTTACCACTGATGAAACTACTATTGATGCAAGTATTAACAGTGGCAATTTAGATGCAAGTAGAGTAAACGAATCACCGGAGCGTGAGGGTTATCAAGGTTACTTACTTGGAGATGGTATTCCGCCTAATGGTGAAGCATTTGGATTTGGTAGTAGTTTTCCACTTACTCAAGTTAAAGGTGATTATTTCCTACGTACAGACTTTTTACCTAATAGATTATTTAGATATGACGGACAACGTTGGATTAAGATGGAAGATGCAGTACGCATGACAATGACAAATACAAATCAAAGATTGCACCAAAAAGGCACCTTTATTAATAATACAAAAACAAATGATATTGGTGGCGAAACAGTTAAAGAAAGACAAAGCCTTTCACAAGCACTTAAACCTAAGGCGGACAACTAATGCAACATTTTTACGACGGACAGATAAGACGATACATTACACAGTTAATCAGATTAATGAGTAATTTCTCTTACAAAGATGGAGATGATAACTTAAGACAAATTCCTGTTATGTATGGAGATATTACACGTCAGGTTGGGCACATTCTTAGAGATAATTCTGAAAATAAAATTCCAAGTGCTCCGCGTATTGCAATTTATATGACCGGATTAGAATTAGATCGTGATAGACTTGCAGATGCAACATTTGTTGGTAAAGTACATTTACGAGAAAGAACATACGATACCGACAATGAAGAATATCTTAATACTCAAGGTAAAAATGTTACTGTTGAAAGATTAATGCCAACTCCATACAAGTTACAAGTTAATGCTGACATTTGGTCAACTAATACAGATCAAAAACTACAAATTATGGAACAGATTTTAATGCTGTTTAATCCAAGTTTAGAAATTCAGACAACAGACAACTATGTAGACTGGACCAGTTTAAGTGTTGTTGATTTAGAAAGTGTTACAT